CGGCAAGGAGTTCTGTATTAAGCCGATATCTAGGAATGCAAGTTAATTCATCCACTCTTTTGACGGCTTCTTGTTTACCGTCTTCATTAAGTTGGCTCAATAAATATTTCATTTTATTAAGTTGCGAATATTGCCCAATCGTTTCAGGCAAAAGAGTAGTTTTGTCTGTTCTACCTAAAAGATAGTCGGTATCAACATTGAAAAAGTCAGCAATTTTTTCAAGAGTATCGAAATCCGGTTCTCTGGCACCCGTTTCATACATTCCGATTGTACTTCGAGATATTCCCAACCTACTAGCTATCTTGCTCTGGGTTAAACCAGAAGAAATTCTTAATTGCCGAAATATATTTTGAAAGTTTCCCATGATGTTCCTCCTTTGTTATAAATACAATACCACAATTCGTGATAAAAGTAAATACAAAATGTCACAAAATGTGATTGACAATGATACAAAAGGGTGATATAGTAAATTTAGTCACAAATAGTGACAGAAAGGAGGGAGAGGAAATGGTTCCGTATGGTCGCAGACTAGTAAAGTTAAGAGGAAAAAAGAGCCAAGAAGAAGCGGCAAAAGGTATTGGAATTGCAACATCTACGCTCGGAATGTATGAAACGGAACGTAGAATTCCAAGAGATTCTATAAAAATGGCAATAGCTAATTATTATGGAACTACTGTACAGGATATTTTTTTTACTCCTTAATGTCACGAAAAAGGACAAAATAGACGAGAGCAGTTAGGAGGTGAGAAAGAAAATGCAGACAGTATTAATAAGCATTCTGGCTTCTGCAATTACAACAAAAATATTAGCCGCCTATTATTTTAAAAAGATAGACGGCTATGTTGAAGAAATGTGTAAAACGACCCTGAAAAGCAATAAAAAAGTAGTAGCTATTCTACGCAAACTTGAAGAAAATTTAGACCTAAAGGAGTAATATGTCCTGAATATTTAAGAATATCAACTTTCTTTGGAGGAGAAGCAAGTTGTGCTCCTATGGAGAAACCTCGGTATAAATTTGTTTTTTTGTAAGGCTCATAAAGGTCAGGAGAAGCAAGTGGTACTTGTGAATCTATATCGATAAGTCCAAGACGACTTAAAGAAGAAATAGAAGAACTTGCTACTTCAATAGTAATATCAGGAATAGAAGGCATGTATGCCGTTGAAAACTGAACAGTGTATTTATTTCCATCATGATCTCTATGAATATAATCAACTAATGGAAATGACCTGCATGAAGATAAAGATTTGAATATTTGAGCATCAGTCGAACTCATTTGTTTGATGATTTCAGCAAATGAAGGGTGAATTTCATTTTTAAAGTCACTATTCATAGATTTAGAAATTAGATTTATAAACATGTTCCGAAGTTCCTCAGATTCGACACAGTATTTAGAATTTTCTAATGCTTGTGCGGTAACTTGAATATCGGGTTCCAGTTTCTTTTCCTTGGGGATTTTGGAAATGGAATCTTGTAGTTCTTGATAATACAGTTCCAGTTTATGTTCATATTTCATGCGGCGCATAGCGGCTTTTTGAGAAAGTCCGCCAAAAACAAGATACCACACGTCAGAAAAAGTCTTCCCTATTTCTTTAGAAGGAGCATCAGTTAAATTTTTTACGGCATTATCCACAGATTCTGGAACTACAGGAACATTAATATTGATTGGGGATGTATTTTTATCAGACATTAAATATTCTCCTTTCTTTTACATTTGAGTATACCAGTACTTCGCATAACAAGAATATTAGAGAATTAACGAAAAGTCAAGAACGACTAGGGAAGGAGGGAATAAAATTGGATTTATCAACAAAAAACCTAGGGCAATACATAAAGGACAAAGGATATAACCTGTCAGAACTTTCTAAAAAGACAGAAGTACCGTATATGGCTTTATATAATAGTCTCATGAATGAGAATACAGATAGAGCCTTACGAGCAGATGAGTATCTGAGTCTGTGCAAACATTTAGAAGTTGACCCGATGGTATTTTATCCAGATGGACAGAAGGAGGCAGGATGATGGATGAAAATAAAAAAGAAATCCAAAAACTGAGTAAACAGATGAGAAATTTAAAGATAGCAATCTTGATTACACAGATAGGATTTCTTGCTATTGGTATTATTTTTCAGATTCAGTATTGTCGGATAATGCATTATTATCGAGAGATTTTTCGATTGAATCAAGAGATTTCTCTATCTTTGATAGATGTAAATTCTCTTCTTCGACTTCTTTCTTTAAAGATTGCAGGGATTCTGACTCACTAGAGGAAGATGTATCTATGCTATGTAATAAATCATAAAGAAGTTGGTTTTGAGTCTGGAAAAGTGCATTTTGAGGTTCGTCAAGCTGAATTAGCTGGGTATTAGTCGTATTGGTATCTTGGAAAAATTGAAGTACTGCAATTGACGTGCCGATAATGCTGAGAAATAGAGAAATTATAGCGACAAAAAAATCTGTACGCATTTTCACTCTATTTTTTCCAAAAGGAATTACCAATGAATCAGGAATTTCATATGTTTTAATTGAAGATTTATCGAAAAGCACATAATCATCATTTAAAGAAAAATCTGATTGCTCAAAAGTAGAAATAGAACTTTTAAACGCAGTTGTAAATTCGTCATTAAAGGAAGAACGAATACTTCCAGATATTTCTTTAGTAATTGAACCAGTATTAAAGCTTTCGACTATTTGATAGGCGATGCTGTTGGAAAAATCTAACATTACAGGAGCGAGAGACGCAACCCAATCTTGTGATAATGATGTAAATGGTTTAGTTGTTTCCTTAAGTATTATTTGTATAGTGTCAGAGGAAATCGGTGACTCATAAATTTTTTTCTGAGTTTTCTGAGCAGCACTCGCAATTGCGTTATAGGGCGCGGTACTCCTTTGGAGTGCTTTCGAAAATTCATTTTTAGATTCTATGAATTTTTGTAGCCCTTTGTGAATGCCATTGTTCATGATAATACCTTCTTTCTTTATATAATGTGAAAGAATTTTATCATAATATGAAAAATATTTCAATTAATAACAGTTAGTACACAAGAACCAGAACGCAAGAGCAGTTAACATAATGTAGAGCGAAGAAAGCGGAATAGGAGGAAAAGATGGTTGTAAAGAAAAGTAAAAGCAGAAAATCTGGAAAAAACAAGATAACAATTATGGCTAAAATT